TGTTGTTATGCTCTACTTCTATATTGAATACGTCTTCATTTTGACGAGGTATTTTTTTTATGTTTAGAATTTTCATAAAAACTGCAACATGCCTTTTTTAATTTTAGGATCAATATTATTATAATTTATTTTTTTAGCATTTTTTATAAAATAACTATTACTAACAATTACATATTTGTAGTTATTCTGTTTGCACCAATTAAGTGCAGCTCGCTGCTTATATATATTGTTTATATTGTTTACAGTTGCAGCCGGTTTAACTTCATATAATATTTTTTTCTTATTGTCCGTAAAATCAACTATATATATTTTGTTATTATTATTAGAGTCTGTATACTGTATTCTTGTTTTTTCATATAACAGATGGGGGTTAAGCATAAAAAACACAGCTTCCCAAGTAGACCTAAACCAGTATTTTTTACCTTCAATGTATAATTTAGTTTTTGAATTAGCCCAAGAATTCGTGATAGGTGGTGTAAAACTGCCGTTTTTTATTTTTTCTTTCATAGTATTAGACTGTTTCAGTTTAGACGCTTTTTTAGTCTCTGCAGTCTGTCTATGCACCGGGTTATTTAACCCTCTACGATTAATAGACAAATTATGCAAGTCTTTTCTACCTTTTTTAGTTGTAAGATAAGTTATTCTTTTTTCACTTATTTTTATTTTAGTCTCTTCAGAATGATGTGTACCGATATTTTTTTCGGCATTATGTTTTGCTTGACATTTATTACAGCAGTATTTTCTATATCCCTTTTCTAAAGTGCCCGAAAACTTGGTTGGTTGCGAGCACCTTACACATTTATTATCAAATGTATAGTATTTTTTGTAATAATCTTCAAGATTTGTAATATTATGCATATGTAATAAATGCCTTAACATATATTTTTCCTTTTGACCACATATTTTGCACGTATGTATAAAGATTTGTTTTTGCATAGTTATATTTATACCAGAGAGACATAAAAAACGAAGGTTTAATGCAAATTATTTCATCATTAATAGATAATGCATCTGCTCTAATCATACCTTTCTTGGTGTAAATCTTGTGATTAGGTGTAACCTGTATAGTGTTGCCGTCGTCTGTTGTAATTTCTAAAAAATGATCATAAGCATTGCTTTTGTACAAATTACGCCAAACGTTTAGTACTTTTTGAAATTCATTACAACCGGTCTCAATATTATATGACATTACTAAGTCGTTTATTTTTATATCTTGTATATACTTGTAGCCAGAAGGTGTAATTAAAGTAGTATTTTTTCTTAAACATTCATCTACAACTAACAAACCTACTTTGTTAAACCAAGAAATATCCGACGACTTACTTTGTAAAATACCCATATTAGCTATAATAACACGGGCATTAGAGTCTAACTCAGTATCTCCTGTCCACTTACTCACTATCTCCATAGGAAAGTTGTATGAAATAAAGTCTTTATAAGTTTGTGCCACTAAACCTAAATCTGGCACTACAATTAATACTTTTTCAGTAAGTTTGATACTGTGTAATGCAGCATATACTAAATTAGCGATAATTAATGTTTTACCACCACCAGTAGCTAACTCTACAACACCATAACCACTTTCTAATGCTTTATTAACAGCTGTCTCCTGGTAATCTCTAAGTTTAAATTCACTGTCTAAAGTTTTATGTGTTCCGTCATTGAGAATATGAGTTTGAAGTAAAACATCATTGTATTCTTTATTAACTTTAATTTCAAATGGTATAGTTTGAGAGTTAAGGTAATCTACAATTTCCGGAACTAAACCTATACCACAATAACCGGCATTAGTTATAGCGTAGATACGCTGAGGTAAAAATCTTTGATATCGATTAAAACGTGCCCCCGGGTTTTTAACACTAAAACGTTCTTTAATATTGTTAAGGTATTCCGAAACAATCTTTACTTCTTTGCGTTTAGGGTCGTATTGAAGTTCTACTACCATTAGGTCGTTTCGAGCTTTTGTAAATCTATTACGTTTTTACAATCGTACGTTAACGAGCTGGTTAGTTTTTCTACCTTCTCAAGATACTCAATAATACCTTCTAACTTTTCAATATACTCAGTCAATTGCACTATATTAGGATTATTTTGAGATAATTGTTCTAATGCAGTCTTACTCATTGAAACAGGACTCGCATTAGCAGTATTCTTAATAAGATCTTTTTTCTTAGCTTGAAGCTTACGCAATTGAGCTTTATGTTGCATCATGCGTGCTACCCATTTATGTTTGATAGTGGGCACTAACATTGCTTTGTCTTTAAGAGACAATTCATCTACCTGTATATCTTGTATAATTTCAGTTTGGTAGTTAATAAATAGTGTATCTAAATCGGGTAAGTCCATAATAAACAACATAAGTATAATATAATCTTTAATATAATCAACAGTGAAAAAATTTGATAAAAAAATACAGAAAATCTTAGAAGATATGGGAGCGGCAGCAGGTACTACTGCAGCTGCAGGAATCGGAAGCACAAGTGCAGCTGCTGGTGTACCTATAGGTCAAAGTAGTGATAAAATATATGCACCAGGCGATGCTCGCAATCTATTTGGTGCTCCGGAAAAAACAAAGAAGAAAAAATCTAAATTTAAAGCTCCTAAAAATAATCCAGGTTTTAAATCCAAATTTAAGGTTATCCGTAGAACTCCGCCAGGTTTGTAATAAGTCAAAGTAAATGGATTTAGGCCACTGGACAACAAATGAAGCTTTCAACAACAATATTCTGCCTTACGGTTTTATTTATCGTATTACAAACGTGGTCAGTGGTAAGGTCTATTTCGGTAAAAAGCAGATTAGAAGCGTTAAAAAACTTAAACCGCTTAAAGGAAGAAAAAACAAAAGACACTTCGACGTAGAAACAGATTGGAAGACTTATACTTCATCATCTAATGATGTTAATGAAGATATAAAAAAAATCGGTAAAGACAAGTTTAAATTTGAAATATTGCGTTTTTGTGATAGTAAGTTTGAATTAGCATATTACGAAGCTAAAATACAGTTTGACAACAATGTACTGTTAAAAGAAGGATATTACAACGGTATTATAAATTGCCGTATTGGAAGAGCACCTGACGCACTATTAAAAAAGCTTGCACAAGAAGAAAACGGTGTTATTATAAACAATAATGCGATATCACCAGACAGATCTTCACTTGATAGTAGTAGACTTTGAAAGTGTAGCTGAAGATATACAAAACAGCTATTTAACAAAGTTAAGAAGCGAGTTTCAGGTGTTTGCTGATGATTTACCTAAAAAAGATGCAAGCAGGCTATTAGTTTATTATATATTGCAACAAGTACTTGAAATACAGGTAAATTTTAAAGAACATAAAAAGAACATAATATTTTACATTAACGAAAAGTTAGATACATATAAAGATATAAAATCTAACTTTAAAAGCGTAGCAAATGCATTAAATCTAATAGTATATACTAATACAATATATTATGATTGTATATACAGCAAATCCGGGGAATCTACTGAATTAATTAACAGTGTAACTAATTACCGCTTTAATTTCGATCACAACAAATACTCCCACCGGAAATTAGTAACATACCTTAAAAAGCGCAAGATAAGTCCGGATATTCTAAACCAGTGCAAGTAGCAAGTTTCCGGGAGATATATATATTATATATGATATATCAGGCGAGCGCAGCGAGCCTATTAAAAAATAAACAAGAAAAACCTATAACAAACATAACGTATAGATTACTATCTGTACATAGTCCGTCTTTTCCCTCCCCGGTATTATATTAAATGAATCCACGAAAAATCAACTATAGTTCTTTATTTTTGTTGTAAGTCAGTAAATAATAACAATGGAAACGTTATACGAGAAGTTTAAACCTAAAAGTAAATTTTTAGCTATTGTAGCAAAATTTAATAAGAGTGGTCTTGCGACTGAAGATGGAGCGAATCCTGGAGCATTGCCTGGTACTGCACCTGTTGCACCGACTTCTGCACCAAATCCAGCTTTAGCACAAGCACAAGACAAAGTTAATAAAGATACAGCTGATTTAAAGAAAAAACAAAAAGTACAGGCACAACAAGATATTAATTCAGTTAACAGTCAAATTGGACAACTTAAAAGTCAAGCCAATACACAAGACCCTACACAAAAAGCCGCTGCTACAGCTGCACTTGCTGCTGCTAATGCAAAGTTACAACAAGCTCAAGCAATAATGAAACAACCATGAGTAAATTTAATAAAAAAATAAACGAATTTTATTTTAATCTTTTAGAGGCTGATCAACAAACTGGTTTAGATCAAACCGGCGGTCAACAAGGAGATCAAACTACAGCAGCTGCTCCTGCACAAGCACCAGCACAAGCACCAGCACCTGCAGCTCCGGAGCAACAAGAAGCTCAACCAATGACCCCTGAGGGTAAAGTATTCTTAGTAGAACTTGCACTTAAAGCTTTAGCTGTTGATTCTTCTACGATTAGTGAACAAGACAAATCTATATTTGAAACCCACGTTACTAAAGATAACGCTGATCAAGTAGCAGACCGTATTAAACAAATAGTAGAAGGTCTTTAATTAAAGTACCGGTTTGCAAATGCATGATTGCGACCGGTTAGCTCTTTGCCGTTAGAGTGACGTTTGTACTGTGTCATCATTGTATCAATGTCGTTGTTAATTACGCCGTCTACAAATTGTGGAAATTTGTTAATAACACCATTAAATGCGAAATCTATTAACATTTCCTTGCTTTTAGTTGGTAACTTTTCAAATACACCAGCACCGTAAGTTTTATTAATGACGTGCTTAGCTGTCTCTGAAGCTTTCATTATATCTTTAATTAAAAGCTTAGTTGCTTCTTCATCAGTAAGACCTTTACTAAAAATATCACCGTGATGTAGTTTGTGGCCATAAGCAATAGTATCAGTACCGCCCTCGACACTTTTGTGTGGGTGCCACAACCCGTGTTTAAAACCTGTATGTGTACTGTTTTCTACACCTTTAATATAATTGATAAAGTCAGGTGTTGGCATAAAGCTTGCCTGGTAAAAAGACTTAAAATCAGCCGCCGGTTTGTTTACTTTATGTACAATTGCTGCAGGATTGTCAAAATGGATTGGAGGTGGTGGAGGTACATCCATAATGGCTTCTTTTATATTTACTTGCTTATTATGCTTTACCGATTGCATTAGTTATATTTATAATAAATATGCCATAATAAAGTGTATATAAAGTATCGCGATAAAACATACAGTAGTATTGACTTACCAATTTTTATCTATTTTAAAACGGATAAAAACCGTAATGACTTTATAAACTTACTGCAATTTTATGAATTAGGCACTTGGTGCAGAGTAAACTGTATGTATTTTGTTTTAGCAGGTAAAACTGTAATAAAAGACAAAAGAGCATTTATATATTTCAGAATTGATGAAAAAGAAGAAAAACGCACTTTACAAAGAAGTTTATTTGATACTAATGACGCGGATAATAATGCAATGATGTGTGCTCCAGATGATATAGATGAAGACACCTTGCTAAAATGGGTACAAAACCATTTAGAAAAGCTTGATTAAAATTATTTTTATTATAGTATGAAGTTATGTCAAAATACACTTCTACTAAAGTTATTCCGTTAGGGTCGTGCGCATTTCGCCAACCTTTTGCAAACAGTCACTGTCACTTTATTCATGGTTATAGATTACAAGCTAAGTTCTGGTTTGAATGTAATCAATTAGATGATAACAATTGGGTAGTAGATTTTGGTGCTCTTAAACCGCTTAAGACAGCATTAGAAGAGCAGTTTGATCATACAACTGTAGTGTGGGAAAAGGATCCCGAACTACAAACATTTCAAATGCTCAATAAAAAAGAGATTATAGATTTACGTATAATGTCTGGCGGTGTAGGTATTGAAAAGTTTGCTGAATATTGTCATAAAGAAGCAAATGAATTTGTAAATGATCTCACATTAGGTCGTTGCTGGTGTTCTAAAGTTGAAGTGTGGGAACACCCGGACAATTCAGCTATATTTGAAACAATTCATGATGGAGAGTGGAAAAGCTAATCTTATATAATATAATAACGTATGCCAATTGACCCTAATAAAACTTTATTTCTTTCAGACGATTTCGTATTTTATACATTAGAAGGTGAAGGCCGTTATATCGGTTACCCTTCAGTGTTTATGAGATTGTCTATGTGCAACCTTACGTGTATCGGTTTTAAAAGTGAAGATGCACCATTTGGTTGTGACTCTTATGTCAGCTGGTCTAAGAAGAACAAGATGACGTTTGAAGAGATTGCTCAATTTTACGAAAAGAATGGTTATGATGAGAATCTAAGACAAGGCGCTCTACTTAAAATTACCGGTGGTGAACCTTTTATTCAGCAAAAGAACTTAATTGAGTTCGTTAAATTTATTAGAGATCGTTGGGGTTTTGCAAACTATAGTAAAACTCTCACTATGGATGATACTAACAGACCATCATTACATATTGATTTTGAAACTAATGCTACTTTAATGCCTGACCCAGAATGGGATCAAATTGGTTGTATTGTTACATACACAACATCGCCAAAACTATCAAGTAATGGAGATCCTGAAGATAAGCGCTTTAAACCAGAAGTCTTACGTTTCTTAGTAAAGAAAGATGCTTGTTTTAAGTTCGTAGCAAGACAAGAGTCTGATTTAAATGAAGTGTTAGAAAAATATTTAAACAACCCAGATGTAGGTTTACGTTCAGAGCAAGTATGGATTATGCCTTGCTGTGGTAGTCGTAAAGAATTATTAGAAGTTGGACCAGTAGTAGCAGAGCTTTGCAAAAAGTATGGTTTTAAATTCTCTAACAGATTACACTTGCAAGTTTGGGATCGCGCACTCAAGGTTTAATATATGAACGACATTCCTGATCCTAAAAAACATAAAAACATTAGTATTATCAAAAGCATTATTCGTATTATTGCGGGTACATGTCTTTGCTTCGGTGCTCTCTGGGTTACCGGTATATTACTAATCGTAGCAGAAATACTCGGTATTATTGAAGAAATGGTATAATATATGAAACAAGAAATAAAATTCACATATACGTTAGAGCATACTAATGACGATATTAATGTCAGTGTGCCTCGTAAGATTGAAATTATATTTGACGGTCAAGCCGACTTAGAGGAACTAACAGAGCAGTTTAACGCTTTTGTTAAAGCTATAGGTTACAACCCACCTCACAATTGTGTACTTGATTGGGTAGATGTTAACGGAGAAGACGCATCGTATGATGATATTAGTATTCAAGACCTTGTAACAGAATCTGATGCAAAAAACAAAGTACAGAAGAAATTTGCTAAAGTAGCTAAGAAGAATAAATCAAATAAATGAGCACCTCTAAACTTAATAAAGTTGGCATTATCGGTACCCAGTGTGTAGGTAAGTCTACACTTGTAGCAGATTTTAAGGAAAAGTGGCCTGTATTTGAATCTCCAACTAAGTCGTATAGAGATTTGGTAAAAAAGAAGAAACTACCTCTCAATAAAGAAGCAACAAAAGAGTCTCAAGAAATTATTCTTAATTTTCTTGTAGATGAGGCTATGGCAAATTACGGCAAAAAGAAAATGATATTTGACCGTACACCATTAGATAATCTGGTTTATTCACTTTATTTGTATGACAAAGGCTTGGGTGGTATAGATGAAGCATTTATCGATAAGTGCGTAGCATTAGTTCGTAATGCTATGAGCTCATATTCAGTTATATTTTACCTACCGTTTTGTAAAGAGAACGATGTATTATTAGCAGCTGCACCTAATAGAGATATAGACCCGGTTTATCGTTCAGAGATAGGTCATATATTCGAAGGTATATATAAAGCATGGGAAAAGGGTAAAGGTACACGTTTCTTTAATCACGAAGATTGCCCGCCTATTATTCCGATTTTCGGTTCAAGACAAGAACGTATTGCAATGATTAGCCTTTATATCAACGATAAAGGTGATTTATATGGGGAAAATGAGTCTATTGTTTCGGATTTCCTACAGAAGGAACTCTTACAACAAAACTTAATTGAACCTATGAAAAAAATGAAATAAAACTTGCCTTAAATTGTGTAAGTAATCATATTACCGTATGAATTTTAACAAGCTTGCAAACGTAATTAATGAATCCCTTACTTCAGAAGAAGTGGAAGGCCGTAACCCTAATGCTTCATTTGCTGACTGGAAAGCAGCAAATCCTGAATTGGCTAAAGGTCCAAGTGCATATTATCACTTCAAGAAATCTACAAGAGGTGGTACTACTCCAGCTGCTGCTCCTATAGCACCTGCTGTACATCATACAGAGATAGATCCACGCAAACAAGAAATAGTGGATCAATTAGTATCACAAGGTTTATCTCCAGAAGAGATATACAAACATCTTGCAAACACATTACCAGGTCAAACACCATTTGAAGGTAATTTTAAAGACGTTTTGGGTATGATAGCTTTAGCTAAAGGTGAAGAACCAAGTGAAGTTGAGCCTGAATTTAATCCAGAAGCTGAAAAAGCTGCTAAGATGGCTCGTTTACGTAGTTTCTTTATGAAGCCAAAAGCTGAACGTGACCGTATTTTAGCTGCTAAACGTAAAGCAGCAGAAGTTGCTCCTAAGGTAGATAAAGACGAAGATGGGGATGAAGTAGAAGCTGATCCTTATGTTTCCCATTACGTGAAGGCTATGAAAAAGAGCCCTTACGATGCTGATGAAACAGACCCTGTAGAAGCTGATTAATTACCTAAGAATTTTTCAGTCAGTACAATAAACTTCATTCCTTTTTTAGCCGCGTATTCACTCGCGGCTTTCCATTTGCACTGATTCTGGTGATACATTAAATTTTCATATAAAACAGTACTCGACTTTTTTCTGTCAGAAGGCACTGGTGCTTGAGTTTGAGCATGAGGTTTTACTTCTATTAAATATTTTTGTATGTTACCTTGTTCATCTTTAATAGCTGCAACTAAATCTACGTAATACTTGTGTACTTTTTTATCGACGTCGTTATAATAGGGCACTACAATTGATTCACTTGCCCAAGCAGTAACGTTTGGGTTAGTATCAAAATAATAAAAAAACTTCCGTTCTAATAGAGACCTATATGAAGGATTTGTATTACCTATATATTTTTCTTTGTTTATAGGGTTATAAATTCCCTGAATATATTTGCTATTTTTAGCGGTGCCCATAACATATAATTACTCTACTGTGCAAATATCTCAAAACTTAGTTATTCGTACATTCTTTCAATACTGTAAAAGACCAGTATTTAAGAAAAGTACCGGCACGTATGCAGGAGAATGTCCGTATTGTCATGAAGGTAAGAGCGCGGGTAGAAAACGTAGATTCTTTTATATACCAGAAGAAGATCATTTATACTGTCATAACTGTAATGAGAGTAAGAGTGGCATAGATTTCGTCAAAGATAGAACTGGTATGTCACTATCTGAAATTTTATCCGAATCTGAGACACATGCTGAAACAGTAGAAGATATTATTAAGAAATCAGTAACATATAAAAAGTACAACCCTAAGAGCTTACCAGATGACAGTATAAACATGTACGACCCTAATCAGGTATCATTTTATAAAGAAAACCAAGTAGTACAGGATGCTTTAGCGTTTATAACTAATAGACGACTTGATACAGCTATTAATAAGCCAAGAGCTCTTTGGTTAAGTTTAACAGACTATACACACAAGAATAGAGTTATATTTCCTTTTTATTCGGCAGATAGCAACACTAAAGTAGAACACTATCAGTCCAGGGCACTGTATAAAGTAGATGAAGACAGAGCAAAGTATCTATCTAAAGCTAATAGTGAAAAAGGCATATTTAATTTAGATAAGGTTACTTCTGATATTGATTACATATACCTACAGGAAGGACCTATTGATGCTATGTTCTTACGTAATAGTGTGGCGTTAGCTGGTATACATCCTACTAAAGAGCAACTAAGCACTATAACCACTAAGTTTCCGTTTCACAAAATAGTGTATGTATTAGATAATCAGTGGAGAGATAAAACTTCACACAAGGTAACTAAAGAGTTACTTGAAGCAGACCAATGTGTGTTTATTTGGCCAAAAGAGCTTATTAAGTTTAAAGATTTAAACGAGTTGTGTATACACACTAAAAAGGATGAAATAAGTTCAGAGTTTATAAACAAATATACCCATTGCGGTATGAAAGGTCTATTACATTACTCCCAGGTTAAATGTAATTAACGAGGTGAGTTAACGTCTTTGATCTTCTTTTCAGAAGTAATAACTACTGACTTAAACACTTCAGCTAAACCGCGTAAGTTTTCAGCCAACTTAGTAATACGTTTTTCTTCACGACGAACAATACCACGGAAAGGAACTGAATTCTTAATTTCTAATTGATTGATTTGTGAGTTTAAGCTTTCTGGTCCTGTACCATTAACAAAGTGTGCCATTTCTTCGAGCTTTTGTATCCATTCATGAGCAGCTTGAATACCGGTTGTGTCAACGGTGTGCTGTGGATTATCTGCTACGTCAAAGTCTTTTGGGTTAGTACCCTTGTCTAAAGATTTTTGCCAAGCTGCTGCATCATCATTTTGTGCAGGAGCATCAGCTGCAGGAGCTTCTGGTTGAGCTTTTGGGGCTTCCATTACATTTTCTTTTAAACCTTTAATGTTCTTTGCAAATTGTGCCATGTGTTTAACATGAGGATTTTTGCTATGTAAAGCTTTATCTAACTTAGCTGCTGGAATTTTTTCACCTTGTTTTACATGTAAAGCTTTATGAAGACCGCCCTTTTTAGCATGTGCATGTTGAATCCACTTTTTATCTTCTGGAATTGTACCAGTAGTGTTAATAATTTCTTTACCGTCTACTTTAGCTTTTTTACCTTTTTTAGTATTATGTAAAGCACCAGTAAAGGCATTACCTTCTGTATCTTCATTAAGAGCTTTCAAAAATTTATTTGCAAACGTAGACATATGTACATATTATTTATCAAACCACATTGAATTTTCTCATTTATAATTTAAAATACACATATGAATAAAGCATTAGTTATATTATCGGGCGGAATGGATAGTACTGTATTACTACACTATGTAACTAAAACACTTAAATACGATGAAGTATATGCTGTTACTTTTAACTATGGTCAACGGATTGCTCGAGAAATCGATTGTGCTAAGTTTCAAGCTAAAGCATGCAATGTTAAAGAACATAAAGTAATTAATATGGATTTCTTTAGAGATATCTCTACGATGTCTGCTTTAACTAATACAGACCTTAAGATACCAAAAGCTAAGGATGATATTGGTAATGCTCAACCTTTAAGTTATGTACCCTTTAGAAACCTATTATTATTAACAAGCGCAGCTGGTTGGGCTGAATCTATTGGTGCACAAGACTTGTTTTATGGGGCTGTAGAAGTCGACGATCACGGGGGCTATTGGGATTGCACGACAATGTTTCTAAATAAAGTTAACGATATTTACGGTCTTAACCGCAAAAATACTATCAAGGTTAATGCACCGTTTATAAATCATTCTAAAGAAGAAGTTATTAAAACCGGTATTGACTTGCAAGTAGACTTTAGACAGACACATACCTGTTATACAGGGTCAGTATCAGGGTGTGGGGAGTGTGTATCTTGTGCAGCTCGAATTAAAGGTTTTATGGATAATGAACTTATAGACCCTATCGACTATTCCCGAGCTATACCCTGGAATAAATACAACTGCAAAAAAATTACATATTAGTGTTTAAGTATTTTATGCTTGTTTTTAATAAATTATCAGGTAATATTGATGAGTTGACCATCTTTTGCAACACAATTGGATCTACATTAATACGTTTAATTAAACCTTTATCTAAACGGGTAAGTTGTCGTTTTATTATTTTTTCTATCGGCCACTTTTTACCGGTTTGTGCTAAGCTCATCTTTAACCGACTTTCAATAGTACGTTTTCTTCCTTTATTACCGGCACCATTTTTGTTGCCTAAATTATTAATAGAAGATTTAATATTGGGTTTACCTCGTTGCGCAGCTGCTCTTTTTTCTATATGCTCTGGTGATTGTTTTTTATTACACCAATAACCTACTTTACCTTTAGGGCTTGGAGGTCTACTTGCAAAAGGATTAATATTCATACAACCGGGTTTGCCGTAATATAAGTCTAAGTATTTTTGTTCTATATTTTCAAGTATACTTGATACAGGCTCGACCCTTTCTATAGCCTCAAATAACCAACCAGCCGGGTATTTATTAAAAACATTCTGCATATAAACATTTTCGTGGGTTTTTTCTTTCAATCTATTAATATGACTATTTTTCCATCTTTTATTAAAATTACAAGAAGACCCGTAATAATAATCACCGTTAGGAGCGGTTATTCGGTATATTCCTGATATCCAGTTATTTGGATTCACATATTGTATTTGTTCCATCGTCGTGTAAATATTTATGGTTTTCAGTCTCTTTTTCTGTCGTCGTAAACGAAAAAAGTTACTTAATAACTTCTCGTGAGACTGAAAACTTTGTTGATTTTACAAAAAAATATTATACAATACCTTTAACCTATTTAACATAATATGTGCGGTATAGCAGGTTCAAAATATAAAGATAAAGCTTTTAACTTGTACAAAGATAATCTCGCGAGGGGTTATTATAGTTCAGGTGCATTAACATTAGACTCTAATGACCAATACCACATACACAAAACTGAAGGTATTTTTAATGAACCTATAGACTGTTTTAACCCGCCGGGTATAGACACTCACGGTCGTTACTTTTTATATCATTCCCGTGGCCCTACCGTAGAAACAAAATCATTTGAAGCGATAAATAATCACCCGTTCATTTATGGTGATTGGATAGTGGCTCATAACGGTATTATCAGCAATTTTGAGAGTTTATGTAGAGAGTATTTTCCTGACGAAGATTTTACCGGTAGAACCGATAGCTGTATTATACCGCGTATGTTAGAAATTAAATTAAAAGTATCAGAAGCTATGGAATCTCTTAAAGGTACATATGCTATATGGGCTTTTAACAACAAACACAAGAAAACTTACTTAGCCAGAAGTGCGAGTACATTATTTGCTAATCCGGTTACAGGGTGTTTTTCGTCTACTGAATTTGAAGGTAGTGAATCCTTAAATGAGGGAATTGTTTATGCAATACAAGATTACGATTGTATAGTACCAGCTGGTAAATTTAAGCATAAGTCCCCATACTTCATATTCTAAGTATAGGTATGCCTTCAAAAAAGATTACATCCGACCGCAATATTGCTATAGATTATATCAATAGAGATATAGTAAATGTAAAAGAAGATCTTGCTAATATTAGCAAGATTGTACGAGATGGTAATGGGCACCCAAGTTTAATGCAACAAGTTGCAACACTTAATAACGATGTAACACATTTAAGAGCTGAAGTAGATAGCCGCTTTAACGAAACGCGGGATTTGATGGAAGTATACCACAATGAAATGTACAGCGCTATTAACAAATGCGATGCAAAACATGCTAAACAACAAGGCTTACATTGGCACATGCAAACAGCTATTTGGGTTGCTTTAATAAGCAGTGTTACAGATCTTTTAATACACTTTTTCGGTAAATAGTGTAGATTTGTTAAGAAAAGTAGCTATACTCTTCTTATATATGAAGGGTATACAATTAACGTTAGAAGAAAAACAACTATTGGTAGAGGCTTTATTATTTTCAAGCATCACCGATATTTGTGCTGAGTGGACACCAAAACAACATCAGCTCATGGTTGAACTCGCTAAAAAATTTAACAGTAGTGATATTAAACTCAATAACATATATCTATTCGAAGGTGGCCCGTTTGATAACCCTGTTTTAGCAGAACAAACTAAAAAAGATTTTATCAATTTACCCCGTAGTAGTGTTATTGTTGACTAATGAACATTAATATAGGTTTTTGTTCTACTGCTACTTCTTATTCTGCTCTTAAAGAAAGAGACAAATACACTATTGTTAATAGTGAAAATTTAGATACAATTACTACTGTTAGCGGTGTCTTTAATAATAAGACATCTATAGCTAAAATTTATAATTCTTTTATTGAGCGTTATAAAGATGAAGATTGTATATTGGTATTAGCGCACGATGATGTACTTATTACTGATAAGAACTGGACACTTAAATTACATCAAGCAATTGAAAAGTATGATGTGGTGGGATTAGCAGGTGGTAGTAATCCTGCAATTAGACAGCCTTGTTTATGGCATATAATGTGTCCAAGGGAAACTCATAGCGGTACAGTAGGACACCATATGGACAATAAGACGTTTAAAACTCATTTTGGTAAAACCGGAAGAGTGTTATTACTTGATGGTTTGTTTTTAGCATTTAACCCCAAAAAATTATTTAAAGCTGGAGTAAGTTTTGATGAAACATGTCCAGCTAAGTTTCATTTTTATGATATTGATTTCAGTTTACAGTGTAATAAAGCTAAACTAAAACTCGGTACTATTAATATCGATGCTGTACATGCATCCCCTGGACTTAAATCCTTTACTAAAGACTGGAATGACGGTCAAGATTGGTTTATAAACAAATTTAACCGTGGAGAATATTAAAATTTATATTAACATACAACTATGATTATTACAGACCAAAAAATATATAATGGCGACTTTATTCATAAGCGTTTCGCTTATAAGTATTTTAGAGATCGCACTCTACCTATTGGTAATATTGTTAGCTTTGTAGCACCTGTTGAGGTTACATTAAACCTTATTGACTTAGAAGATTCATTAGAAAAAGACTATATTTATAGTGATTCTATGATTAATTTCTGTTGGGAAATACCTAACTTAGACCCGTTTGGTGCAGTATGTTTTCAACGCTTGTTTAATACTTCTATTGCTAATATCTTACAGAAGATTATCAATAAGCCTATTGAAATGAAAGGCGATGATATTATGGTACATGCTGAATTTACACAAGGTGGTGTTGTACAGCAAAAAGGTAAAGCTTCTGTCAGTATTACATATTCAAAAGATAATGTAGCTATTGGCCACACTGGTGTTAACTTAGTAGCCGGTAAACAAGCTCCTGCCTTTGCATTTAGTACTAACCTAACACCGGAACAAACTGCGAAATTCCAGAATACCGTTATTGATCAATTTTATAGTATGGTAGATAATATCTTTATTGCTACCACTAAAATTACTGTTTAATGTTCGAATATCTTAACAAGATACTCTTTAAGACTAAGACTCCTGACACCTCTACTATAAATGAGGTTAAGGAGTTTCAGCCTTTTTTAATACAGAGGTGGTGTTCTATGTACTCTCCTCAAGTGTCTAACCTTGTTAATCAAACAAGTAACCGGGTTTGGCCGGTATTAGAAAATAATGCAATGTGGTTTAATTATTTGCATGGTATTATACCTAACTCAAAATTTAAAAGAGTTACATACATAAAAAAACAAAAAGATAAAGATAATACTAATAAACAAGCAATCAAGGTTGTTGCTAACCACCTTGAAATTTCAGCCCGAGAAGTAAGTCAGTATATAGAACTATTTAATTTAAAATTACCTAATGAAAAAAAGCATACAACACAAGATTGAAAGAGACATTAAACAAAGTGGTTTAAGCCATGCTGAACAAAACAAAGCACTTGCTGCTAACGAGGCTGTTGAAACCGATCTTACTAAAGGTTTAGTTAGACTTGAAGACTATGCAAATAGTGATTTAAATCTCAAGAGCTGGAAGCTTACAGCTGTATTAGATGATATTTTATTCTGTCAATTTGCTGATACAAACGAAGATGGCACTATGATCCGTCGAGGAGATATTTGGATACCTATTAATGCTGTTAATCAGGCATGGCGTGTAGCTAAAGTCATTTTAGCTGGCCCTCGTGCAAAGGTTAAACCAGGTCAACATGTTATTTTTCCGAGTACATTTGGCTTAAAAGCAAGCAATGTTAACAATTTAAAAAATATTGTGTTTCTTAACGAAGACCGTATTTTCGGTGTTGCAGAACCGGAAGAAACATATGATAAGTATGTTAAATGAGACTTTCCCAAGGAGCATTAGCTACTCTACTATCTAAAAACGTATTAGAGATAAAATTCGTAAGAAGACGCCCCTCTCCTGGAGAACCAGCAACCAGGAGAATGCTTGCAACTAACGATACTATTTTGCTAAATAGTTCAGCTGGAAGGACCGCTCTTAACTTTAAACCAGCTACTGGACACTTAAAGTTTAACCCCCAACAAAAGGGGTTAGTACTAACTTGGGATATATTCATGCAGGATTATAGGTTAATACCTGCGGAATCTGCTGATGTTGTTAGTGTTATACCTTCCACCCCACCAGATCAGTTCTGGAAATATTTCAGTGAGGTATTAAGTAGAATGTCAACAGCCGAAAAAGAACGGTTTATGGACAAATAAAATGCTTAATATTATCGATAACAACATTAAAAATTATTTTCAAAAAAATATTATTTTAACACTTAAGAACAAACAATACAAAAAAGGAAAATTAATTAATTTTAAGCTTTCCGGTTGTTATCTTTCGTTTATACTATTAACCGAAAAAAAGAAAGAAACATTTGAAATACCAGTTCCTTTTTCAGTAAAGCCGGAAAAGGATAAACTTGTATTTGATTATACTTTAGAAGCATTAGCAGAAAACGATTTTGACTTATTAGTTAATTTGAAAGCAACTAATCAAGTTAAAAAATGCAAATTTTATAATGCAGTCCTTACAATTTCATCATTGAACTAATTAGATAGTAGTGTATTATTAGTTAATGTTGCTCAATAAACCGTTACTCGATTACTTTCCTACTGGTTATACACCAAGACCACATCAAATAAAAGGTCTTCAGGATATTGAAGCGGCTATAAAAAAAGAAAAGAAGTTTATTATTGTACAGGCGCCTACCGGTTCGGGTAAGTCGTTTATCAGTAAAACTCTTTCCAATGCAACCGATGAATGTGATTCCGAATTCAAAAACTTAGTTTTTAACTACCATGCATATGACGAAGATTATATAGATGTAATGGCCAGGTTTCCGTTACATGGCTTGTTTGCACTCACTACCACTAAGGCTTTACAGAATCAGTATAAAGAACTATTTAATGAGTCTTCTATATTTAAAGGCAAGTCTAATTATCAGTGTGATGTAGATGAGAGCTTTACAGTAGATTATGCCCCGTGTGTTATTACGCAGAAGATGAGAAAAGAATGCTGGGAAGAGCATCGCTGTCCGTATTATGAAGCACGTAACAGTGCTTTAATAGAAAAGTTTACTGTATTAAATTATGCTTCGTTTTTTAACTTGCCCGATCATTTAAAACATAGACAGGTTATTGTTGCAGATGAGTGTTCAGAATTAGAAGACGAAATCGTAAAGAACTTCTCTACATTAATTGATTACCGTCGTTTAACACAAAGCGATATAGAATACACTAAGTTAACATCTGATAACTCTAATAAAGCTTTAGGTTGGTTAACAGACTTAGCTGAATCTGTTAAAGGGGTAATTGACTCACGCGCAAATCGCTCTCGTTACGATAGTAACAAGGTAGAACTCATACAACAGCAGTTTAGAAAAGACCTTTATGAGTCTATTGTTAATACTATAGACCATTGGGAGGATACGCAATACATTATTGAGAAAGATGGTGAAAAGGCTATCTTTACACCTCTAAAAATAGATAAACTCAGCGGTTGTTTGTTTGATTATGCAGATACAGTAATTTTAATGAGCGCAACTATTGTAGACAAAAACATATTTGCAAAAACATTAGGTATTACTGATTTTGAATATGTAGAGATTGAATCTACCTTTGATCCTAAAAAGAGCCCTATTTATTGCCACACCAAATATCCATTAAATCACAAGTTAATGGAAAAGAACCTACCACCGGTGGTAGAAATAGCTAATACATTAGCAGATAGTCATAAAGGTGAAAAAGGCATAATACATACACACTCTTTTGCTATTACACAAGCTGTACAAAAGAAGCTTAAAGGTAAGCGCTTTTTATGGAGAGAAGAAGGTACTACTAATGAAGACATTATTAAACAGCACGTTCTTAGACCAGATGATACAGTTTTAGTTAGTCCCTCTTTAACTATGGGATTAGACTTAAAAGGCGATTTAGGTAAGTGGCAAGTTATTATAAAGCTACCATATCCGTCTTTAGGTGGTAAAAGAATAAAGAAGCTCTTTGAAGAGGATCCAGGTTGGTATAAAATGAGAATGTTTATTGCATTAATACAAGCTTGTGGAAGGTGTACCAGAAGTGTTGAAGACGAAAGCGTGACTTACATATTGGATGGTTTATCCGCTAAAACTATAATAGATAATAAGAAGATCTTACCTAAACACTTTTTAGATCGTATTGTATAAGTATATAAGTGCAGAACTACACGTATCATTGGGAGGTAAAGGATTTATTAACACAATTTCTTAATGCTTTTGATGGAGCAGTTGTGAAGCGTTATGATATACATGGTAATGTAGGTAACAATATTGCAGTTAGATATGTTTATGCACCCAAACAACGTGTTCTTTTTGATTTAGTTGACCCAGCACAGAATTTTACATTACCAGTAGTAGCGTTCTATATTAGTAGTGTCAGTAGGGATCAATCCAGAGTATTTAATAAGCTCTATGGTCAGTTTAACGTTAACCCTAACATAGCCGCTTTTACTCCTTCCACCGCTGATCAAAACTTACAACCAGTACCAGTCAATATAGAAGTTAGCGTTAGTATAGTGACACGTTTTCAGACAGATATGGATCAAATTTTAAGTAATTTTGTTCCATACAGCGACCCGTATTTTATTATTTCTTGGACTCGTAGAGAGATGTCTAACATAGAAATTCGTTCTGAAGTACTTTGGAATGGTACATTAACTATGGGTTACCCGGTAGAACAGCAACCCACACAACCAACACGTGTAACGTGTGATACATCATTTACTATTAAAGGGTGGTTGTTTAAGGCTGATGCTAACCCTGTAGGAAGAATATTTAAAATTGATACTAATTTTTACCCTGTATCGGGTACTCCTACGTTTGAAAATCTTGACTACTTAACCGATCCAACTCAAACTGAATCATTTACGATTTCTGCTAAACCTGAAATGCCATATAGTGATCGTTGGTTAACACCTGTCGGTCTTTCTGGCGCGTTAAACTTATACGGAACAAATTTAAAGTATACAAATTATGTTTACCTTAGCGGTAATAATAATATGTTTGGTACTAACACTCAAACAGTTAATCTATATGCACTATCATCTGGTTTATCAGCAA